AAATCTAGCATTCTTTTGCTGCAACATTCTGATGTTGTTTCTGCATATGCAGGCGAGTAGACTGGAGAAATATCGTATAGAAAATCTATTTTTTTAATTGTTCTTGTATATGTTTCATCAGCATTTTTTACTTTTTCTTCATCATCTACTGAAAAACAAAAAGAAGATGCAGTTATATTTTTTAATCTCAAATGTTCTAATACTTCATCACCTAAAGCAGTGTGCGGACTTTCAAAACTATAAAACAATCCTTTATCATCTACTAATAATGTCAATGTACCTTTGCCATATTTTGAGCGTGATAAAATACCCCTTTCATTGTCATGATTCAGCAAACCAAATACATCGCTTCTCGCAATTGTATTTTCATCAACTGCATCAGGTGAAATAATTTCGTAAAACCAACCGTCTAGCAGTTGACTTTTTGTATTAAATAAAATTGCATATCCTGTGATTGTTCTACTATCTTGTTCTGCTGTTATATTATCGGAAATCTTTCTAATTTCTTTTTCTATCATTTCTTTTAATTTCTTTTTTATATGTAGTGTGTTGATGATGTCAGCAAATTATTTATCTTTTACTTTTTGCTGAATTACATTCTGTGCTTCAGTCACTGTACCCTCAGAAATATTTTTTACGGTTGAAATATTTAATTGTAAAAAATTATCATCGCCAAATTCAATTTTATTATAATTTAACTTCTTTCGTATCTCATTAATCGTTAATACGCCAGTTTGAAATAATGTTGAATAATATGTTGCTATTGCTTGTTTGTCGGTTGCTAACATTGAAGTAGTATCAAATTCTACACTTAAAAATTGTCTTTCAGATGGTAGAAATATTTTTCTATTTATTTCTGATGTTATCATCACCAAATAAGGGTTAATTGTATCTTCAAGAAATTGTAATTGTGTCATTTCAAGACTTGAGTATGAACTATTTGAAAGGTCATATACTTTTGTTGGTGAGATATTGAAAAATCTACATATTTCGATTACGGAAAATTTTCTTGATTCAAGTAACAAACTATCTTTAGGGCTTATTGTCACGGGCTTATACTCAATATTTGGTGGTAGTATTGGAATGCTCCCAGCTTCAGCAGAATCGAAACTTTGATCCCATGATGCTTTAGCTTTTTCTTTATTATCCTTACTCAAAGCGATACCATTATTTGTAGTTAGGAACCCTTTTATTGCTCCACCTGATTTGAAAAAATTAGATGCTGATGCTTCGCTATCACTTGCACTTTTTAATGTGTTTATGGCATAAGAAATAATTGAAATACCTTGAAAAAATTCATTTGCATGTAAATAAAAATGCAACATATTTATACTTTCAATTGGTTTATCATAGCCAACAACATTATATAAAATATTATCAGTTTTATAATCATAGTTAACAACAACACGATTTGGATTTAAATATTTTATTTCGATTGGTTTTCCTTTTTTATCTCTAATTATTATCGCATAACCATTACCATTCAAAATAACACTTTCAATTATTTGTTTGAAAAATGAAAATTTTGAATAATTTTTTGATGGTTGTTTATTTAATAAATATGCTGCAGGGTGTGTTGATAAATCTGTTTTGTAATTATTTGAATCGGTTGAAAAAATATTTATTGGTAGTACTGCAACTGCATTACTAATTATTTCAGTTGCTGCAAAAACAGTAGATAAACGAGTAGATAAATTTGAATTGTATGAAGTATAATTATTTAAATTAAATGCTCCGCCATCATAATTGCTTGTTGAACGTTCTTCTTTAATTGTTATTGATGATACATTTCTTTGTTCTGTATTAAATAAATTTGATAAAATTCCCATTTTATTATTTGTTTGTTTTATTATGATTGTGCTAATAATGTCAGCAAACAAAAAAGCACCATTCAAATCAATGAATAGTGCTTTATATGTTGCTCATGAATATATTAGAAATCGTAAATATCATCATCATAATGTTGAGTATCTAAATATCCTGCAAGTGCCTGAAGTGCTGCAATTACTCCATCTATCTTACTTTTACTATTTGTTTTTTTTGGTTTTTCATTTTCATTGTGGTCAGTAAAAATTGAAACAGAATTAAAACAAAATCTAGTTAAAGAATTTTCATCTAATATAATTTTATCAGATAAAATTAATCGTAAAAATTCTTTTGTTGGTCGATTAAAATTTGATACACTTTGAGAATATGGACATAAATTCAAAGATAAATTAGTAGCATTTTGGGCCCAACTGGTAGCATTATAATTATCATAATATATTAATACTATTGGACTATTTGTATTTATTCTCAAAATATCAGCAGTAATATAATTGTAATCTGTTGAATTACCTGCTGTTATTTTAATTTGTTTTTGATAGTGCATCGATTTATAAAACTCTTTCTGAGGGTGTTCAGTTAATGCTGATTGTGGTAAATAATAATCTATGAAAAAATAATATTTATCTTCCTTTACAAATAGATAACTTACAGCCGTCAAATCGTTTACTGCAGCTAAATCTACACCACAAAAACATGTACATCCTTTGAAATCTTCTATATTTAATTTTCGTGTATTTTTGATAATCATATCATTTGAAATCCAACTCTCATTTGATGAACACCACACATTGAAATCCTTTGTTATAACTGTATTAGTATATGATGGATTATTTTTTGCTAATATAATTTCATCTTCTAAATTTGATTTATAAATTGTTATATCAAGATTTGGGTTGGCTTTACCCCATACCCTATCATCTAAATAATCATCTTCTTCATCTAATGTATATATTATTGGTAAAAATGAATCATCAGTTTTAATACCTCGTAAAATTTCAATACCAACATGATACATATCATAAAATAAACTTGTCTGATTCCAAGTAACTGTAGAACACACAATAGATAGTGGTTGTGTACGATTACCCATTGATGACTTAAGTACACCGTATAACTTATCTCCCTTACTTTCTGCCATCTCATCATATACAAACGCTGACAAATTCAAACCATCCAATTTACTAGAGTCTGCAGATACTATTTTTATTTCTGATTTATTTAATAAATTATTTATTTTATTTCTTTGTGTTTTTAAATATTTGTGACTTGGGTCAATTGAATCAATAAAATTTTTTGTACCCTCAAGAAGTACTTTATTTGCTTGTTCTTTACTATTTGCACATTCTATTATTTGAGTGCCGTCTTGCTCGAATATCATCAGATAAATCAATATGGCTATAATTAGAGCACTTTTTCCATTTTTCCTCGCTACAGATAATAGTAAATTTTTCACAACTCTTTTATCATTTTTCACCCATTTAAAACCAAAGGTAGATGCGACCAAAAAACACTGCCAATTTTCCAAAATAAATGCTTTACCTGAAGATTCTTCTGATGAATGTTTTAAACACGAAATAAAATCAATAACTTCTTTTACTTTTTCTGCATCGAAATATATATCATCTCTATTCATAAATGATATAAATCTTTTTACTGCTAATTTTACATAATCACATGTTACTATATTGTTATTTTCTACATCATAAATATATTGTTCATAACCTGTCATTTATCGTCTTTCTATTTTTTTTTGTCTAAGCATTTGAATAAAATCATCTTGTACATCTTCTTTTTTTGATGTTGATGTTTCAACTACTTTCAATTGACTTTTTTTTGTAAGCAATAAATCATTTTGAAGTTTCTGAATTTGAATAATTGCATCATTTTTTATTTTTAAAGCGGGATGTGCTATTTTGCTACCGAACCTATCAAAAATCAATATACCTTCACGCTGTAGCGTTTTTTCGCACAAAATGAACGTATTATAGTTATCGCCCAAAAGTGTCACAGAGCCAGCCAATTCATCATCTATTTCATTGTTGAATGATAATTTGTTTAGTACATCTTTTATATATTTCTGTGCTTCTTTTTCGTGTTCTTTATTAATTCTATATCTCATTCTAAAGTTTTTTTATTAAAAGTGTGATTGTTTGCGCTGACAATTAATAAAAACGAGAGTAAAAGGCACAAAAAAAGCACCCGAAAAAGGTGCTTTTAAATAAAAAATATGATGAATATAACCGTACAAAAAATAATATATGAAAGTTATGATTTATATAGAGTATTTAAATGAGAAAGTTTATTTTTTCTTTCTAAATTTCTAAAATTATTTATGATTTCATCATGTATAGTTTCATGAGTTTCTTTTGGAAAATATCTATTATAGTATCTTTTTGACGCAATACATAAATTATCAAATTTATATATTGAATTAAATCCAAATGTAGGATACATAAAATTAAATATATATTCAGGGAAAATATATTTATTATTAATTATCACTGCATCAAAACTAAATTGCTCCAATTTACCACATATTTGATTTATTGCTAGTTTTTTTTGTTCTTCGTTTAATTTTTTTGTTTTTGCTAGTCCAATAAAGTGACTCATGTAGTTTATTTCAACCATAATATTTTTAGTATCTACATTATAACATTCATATTCATCAGTATATGTATATATATCACAATTAACATTATATTCATATACCATAGTAAATTTTATTACCATCATTTTTTTTGACCGTGGTGTTAGATGTAAAATCTCATATGTTGCTTTTTTTAGTTTTATTTTTGCTTTTGTTATTGTTTTTGTCATTTGTTTAATTTTTAATGTTTAAACAAATTTAATAAAAAGATTTGGAACGACCAAATAATTTCGAATAAAAAAAAGAGCTAAACAATCTGTTTAACTCTTTTTCTAAAATTACAATTGTGTTTTTAATTGTTCAATTTTCTTTGATAGTTCTGCAATTTCTCTAATTGTTTTCTGTTGTAGTTCGTCTTTCTCTTTTTTCTGTTTTTCCTCGAAAATAATAGTGATTGATTCTGCAGAATTAATAAGTGAAGATTTTAGTTTTTCAATCTCTTTACTGGATAACTTTGTAACTGATTTTTTAATACTTTTGTTTAGTTCTGATAGAATTTCGAAGATATCATTATCTGCTGTTTTGTTTGCTTTCGCTTCATCCCTTGCAAGCTTTGCAGCAATTTTTTCTTCTTCTGTCAGTTTTTTTCTACCTCTTGTTTTTACTTCTAACATAATGTTAATTGTTTTTAGTGATTATTATTTGATTATCTGATGCAAATATATGTTATATTTATTTACCAACCTCAAGTTTTTGTAGTTTTTGTTTTCTTTGTCTTTTAATATCAATAATATTTAATACTTTTTTTATGTCTTCTATATTTATTTCATCTGCATCTTCTATACCTAACAATTCTAAAATTTCTAATATTAAATCAGTATGTATGTCATATTCTAGTTTATTATATTTTATATATAATGTATAATTATAATTAAATAAATATTTGGAAACCCACCAATAAGGATTTAAATACCCTTCAGTATAATGTTCATTATTATCATATTGATAATCGAGATATAATTCTAATGCATCATCAAAATATTCTTCAAAATATTCGAGTATATTTATAATTGTATCATTTTGTTCTTTTGTTAATTCTTGTTTTTCTATCATTCTTTTTCTTTTTTTTAATTATATATAAATAG